CTTGCTGATCTGGATGGTGCCGGTCGGCAGCGGCATGATCAGCGCTTTGCCGTCCGGCGAGACGCCGCCCTTGTTGAGTGCACCCGGCCGCATGCTGATGTCGACCAGCCCGTCCTCGGCGGTCAGCAGCACGGGGTCGGCCGCGCGGTGGCCCTGCTTGAGGAAGGTGCGCTTCTCAGCGTTCAGGGTCTTGAGCGCCGGCAGCACCATCATCGCGGGGCCACGGCCGTAGAACTCGCCGGGTGCCTGCTCGTAGCGCGAGACCGCGTAGGGGAAGCTGTGGAAGCCACCCTCGCCCATGAGCGTCTTGCCGATCACGCATACGTAGTAGGAGGCGAATGCCTTGCCCTTGGCGTCCATGCGGCCGGGGTCGTAGTCCGTGCGCGGCACGACGCGGTGCAGGAAGTCGTAGATCATCGGGGACTTCTGGTCGAGCGCCGGCCGCAGCACCTCGGGGAACCGTGCGGGACCCCACTTCTGCATGGCCTGCTGCGCCGTCAGGCGGAACCAGCGGATGACCCCGTCGACCTTGCCCTGGTGGTTCTGGCGGATGAACAGTTCGCCCAGCCGCGCCGCCTGGTAGCGGAGGCCCCGCCCCGTGCCGTCCGATCCGTCCGAGGCGTCGATGAACATGCCGGCGGTGCCATAGGCGCCGAGGTCGCCGAAGTAGGCCTGATTGTTGGCCGAGAAGTTCGCGCGGGCCGCGTAACGGTGCTGGAACAGCAATTTGGTGACCTGCTCAAACCACAGCCGCGTGTCACGATCTTTCATCACGTAGGGGTCTTCGGAGGCGAGCCCGTGCCAGATCGAGTTGCGAGGTGTCAGAAGGCTGTCGCAGATCGCCTTGAAGCGCCCGTGCGCCATCATGCCGGTGGCGTCCACCTGACGATCGGTCTTCTTCTGGCCCGGCCAGTTGAAGTTGTAGGCGAAGAAGGTGTTGCGCGAGTTGGGGTCGATCAGTTCGGCAACCTCCTCCCACTGCGAGGCGAACGTGTTCCGCCACGCCTGCATCTGCGACCACTCTTGCAGCGTCTCGGCGACGATCTGCTCGTCGTAGTTCGACTGCATGCCGAGGTTGTAGTTCAGGCGGTAGGGGCTAGTATCCAGCACTTTTCGCCTCCCCGATGAACTTTTTGAATTGATCTGCAGTTAAAACGATGGTCGCCTTGGGCTCGTAGACGCGCAGGCGCGGCTTGCCCTCGGCGGTGTGCGTGACGGCGCGGCCCTGCACGGTGATCATCAGGACCGGCTTCGGCTCGTTCCCCACGGCATAGCCTTCCTCGACTATGATGCTGGCCTCGAGCAAGTCCCCGGGTTCGCGCACCGTCATGGCGGCGATAAGGCGTTTCCTACCCACCGAACAAAGTCCCACCCGCGCCCATGCCGCCCCCCGAGAACAGGGAGAGGGTCGCCGGGTTCAGCGCCGAGGGAGAGTTGCCCCCTGGCGCGCCCTTGTTCGCAAGCAATTTCTTCTTGCGTTCGTCCAGGTCATCCTGGAGTTGCTGCCGAACCATATCCCCCATGCCAAGGTCTTGGGCGGCGGGCGACATAGACAAGTTCTTGGCGGTTGTGCCGGACATGGTTTATCCTCGGGCGCGAGCGGGTCCGACTGGACTGTATCAGGACCATAAATCGAAGTCAACGTCTTTCGCTTGGTCCCCTTGGCCACGGCCCCGGGGGTCCGGCGCCTTGCCCATCGGCACCACCTTGGCGAAGCGCTGCATCATCGGCAGCTTCTCGCTGGCGGACATCAAGTCGTCGTTCAGCTTGACGATCAGGCCGTCCTTGCGGTGGTAGCTCCGGTATTCTTCGAACCAGTCGCCGAGGTGCGCCGCGACCTTCCAGCGGCCGGTCGACATGCGCAGGCTGATCTGGGCAACGGCGGCCTCGCGGGAGTAGCCGCCCTCGGGAAACGTCGCATGCTCCTGGAGCATGCGGGCGCCTTCCTTGCGGTAGGTGGTCGCCAGGACGATGCCCGAGCCCTTGTCCCGCTGCGTTCCATCGTGCGGCCAGGCGACGGGCGCGCCGGCGCAGATGTTGCGCATCGCGCGGACGTGGTGCAGCGGGTCCTGCCCCGCCATGCGGACGGCGGCGATGATGTGCCAGATATCCTGGTCGCGGTCCCAGGCGCCGAGCACCGCGGCGAAGTTGTGCTCGATGCCGAAGTCGATGCCCCAGAGCTTGGCCCAGTGCCCCGGCACGGTCTCAAGGGTCGGCTCGGTGATGCTCTCCTCGAGGTGCTCATAGACGCGGCCGCTGCCGAGCATGGGGATGCCACGGACGCGGGCGTCGCGCTGGTAGGCCGGGTAGCCGGCGATGATGCGGTCGCGCTCCTCGACCGGGATGTGCTCCGCGTCCATCAGCGTCATCGTGACGACGGTGCGGTCGGGGGACGGCTCGGACAGGTATTTGGTGACGACCTTCGACTTGCCCTTGAGCGGCGTGAAGGTGCCGATCAGCATGCCCTTGGTCGCGGTGATGCGCGCCAGCAACTCGGTGTAGATGTCCTCGGGCGGCTCCTCGTCCCACCAGACCCAATCGAGCGTCGCGCCCTGGAGCTTCTGCCGGCCCTGCTCATAGGACTTGAACATCCCCATCGAAGTGCCGCCGGAGATGTGACGGACCTGGATCATGTCGTAGCCGTCCGTGACGCCGCGGCCAAGGGTCGGCTTGTCGGCGAAGGCGTCGCACGGGATGTAGCCGGTGCCGAAATCGTCCACGACGCCCGGGTTCCCGCAGAGCTTCATCTGGGAGACATCGCGCGTGGCCAGGCCGGTCTCGCCGACGATCCACCCCTTGGTCGGTCGGTCCCAGCGCCGGCCGAGCCACCATTCGGGATACTCGCCGGTCAGGTGGCACGACACCTCGAAGGCACCCGTCTCCGATTTGCCGACCTGGTTGCCCGCCATCAGCAGCCGCTCGCGCGCCCAAGCACCAGTGTCGAGGAAGTCCTGCTGCTTGGGGTAGGGGCGGAAGAACAGCTTCTTGTGGTAGGTGCGGAGGCGTTTCAGTTCCTCGAGCGCAGCGACCGCCTTCTCCGGGGAGACGGTGCTCATGGCTGGGGCACCTCGGGGTAGTCAGGGACGAACGGCAGCGGCTCGGGCGGCGGTGGCTCCATGGAGAGCCCTGCGACCGCGAGGACCAGCAGCACGGCCACGTAGAGCACCAGGAACGTCTCGATCTTCATCTTGTGCCCCTAATGTTTCTCTCGAGCCACCACGCGACGCGCAAGGGCACCCGGTCGAGCCACACGATGCACCACGTCAACCGATAGATGATCCGGGTCCGCCGTGGGATGTCCGCGTCGGAGTTGAACCAGGGCTCCTTCACCACTCGTCCTCCTGCACGCTAACATCGCTGGTGTTAGCGTCGATGGTGACCATCTCGCCGGCCAACAGCTTCTGCGGGTCGACGCCGAGTTCCTTGGCCAGGGAGTTGAGCCGGTCGAGCACCGCCGCGCCTGAGCCGCTGTCGCCGGTGTCGACCTTGATGTTGCGCTCTAGCACCTCCGGCATGCCCGTGCGGTTCAGCACCGCCGTCGCCGCCTTGAGCCGGTCCTTGTGGAACTTGTCCTCCATGATCTCGACCAGCACCGACACCGCGGTGAACTGCGCGCCGTGAAGCTGCCGGAAGCCCTCCTCCTTGAGCGCCTCGACCACCGCGGGGTTCCGCGCCAGCTTCGAACCCATCGCCCGCAGCATCTCCTCGGACGACGCCGAGTAGCCGGCCAGCGCGGCGGACTTGGTGCGGTTGCCGCCGGTCAGGATCATCGCGGCGACGAACGCCTGCTGCCCGGGGACCAGGCCGCGCATCTTCGGCCCCAGTTCACCCTCCGGGGGTATGAGGGCCAAAGCGGTGGCGGGCGGTGCGAGAGGGGTTCCCATGGCGACCGGAGCATGCATTGGTTCGGGTTGTGATGTCAAGGCCGAAATTCTGGCTGGTCCGCGCCGGAAAATAGAAGCATAACAACGGTTTAGTCATTGTGCACCTAAAGGCACCCGGGGTGGCGCGTGCTAGAGACGGCCTGCAAAAATTTTTCCAAGCAGCTAGGCGCGGCCCCCGCCGGCACCCACCCCGGTCTTTCGATATCGAACGATCCCGTGGCGTGAACAAATGGTGAACAACGCGGCTGCACGCTATGCACCTAGAGCACACATTGGTGCACAACGTGTTTGATGCATAGTGGACAATAGTGCAGCAATTGCAATACGTTGTGGGCGCGTGCGAGCGATTTGCCTGACCTTAGAGGGCTTGTGCTGCTAGACCCAGACCTGAACTATAGTGCAAGGTGACCTAGAGAGCATGCAATATAATGCATGGTGCGCCATGTGCACCTATCTAGCGACACCGATGCATGCTCTCGGCCAACAAGCGTATGACACTGTGGCATCCCCAGCATGAGCCATGCACAAATGAGACCTAGCTATGCAAAACTATGCTTGACTTTACTGTCTTGTGTGATGTATGTAGGTCATGGTCATTAGATGACAGTCTGACTTATGTGTGCGTTTATGCACTCACATGGATCAGAGGGTCAACTAGGACCTAACCTACTAATACACACAAGAGGCATATAGAAGATGAATACGAAAAACGGGGTTTCTCCCACGGTTCAGTGCACACCACGTAGCGCCGAGATTGCTTGCGCCATCCAAGCCGTATGGTGGTTCATGTGCCGCAAGGCTCCCTTCGATGGCCGCAATAGAGCTTGGCATAATCATGTCATGCCGTTGGTTTTGGCCTATCGTCAGGCCTCTGAGGTGGCGCAATGAGCACGGCGGATATCCCGGAAGGCTTGTTCCAGGTCACGCCACGCGAGGCAACGCTATTCGACGTTGATTGCGGGTATGTGGTGGCCAATGCGTCACTCAAGACATTACCCGGCATCGTGGCGCTTGTGGTTTGCTCAATACAGCAACCATTTGCTCATATGCCGCAGCAAACGGCCGACGTGGCAAAGAACGGCTCGCGCTCTCGTTTCCTGTTTGGCCACAAGCGCGAGGCATTCGAGTATGCGCGCGAATACCGCAAAGAGATATGGCGCGCCATTGAAGCCTATCGCGATGCGCCAAACCATCCGCAAAGTCTGACGCGCCTCGTGCACAAGTTTTGCGAGATACCTGGTATCGGCATTGTCAAAGGTTCATTCCTGGCGCAATTGACTGTCGGCGATGGCGCTTGTCTTGATACGCTCAACATTCAATGGATGGGCATGCATCCTCGCGCATTTGATGTGCGCAAAGATCGCTGGAGGTCACTGGCCAAACGCATTCAATCTTACAATGCTGTTTGGCGCGCCCATGGTGACAGTGCGTTTTGGTGGGATACATGGTGCGAACGGCTCAGCGGCCGGACGCATATTGACACTGGCAAGCGCGATGCGATAGGGGAGCCAATCATGCGCCGCGTTCCGGCCATTGGTTCTCCTGAGGAAGTCTCTGCGATACATAGATTAGCAATAGATGCGGGAGTGAAGTGATATGACGAAACGGGAGGCAATTGCCGAATTGACTGGACTTTTTTCGCGCGTTCAAATCTTAGCTGATGCGATGGACGAAGCACCATGGAATGATGAATGTCACGCAGGATGTTCCTATGCAGACTGCTTGGAGAACGCGGCCGATGACATCCATGACATTTTAAAATCCCTGGAGGATG